GACCGGTTCTCGTTCCACATCTCCAGGGCTGCCTGCTTCACGGACTTCACGTCCTCGGTGTCGTACTCGCTCGGCTGGAGTTCCTTGGGCGGAGTCGTCTCCGCCTTCGTTGCCTCAGCGGGGCGATACCGCTCCCGAAGTTGCGTGGCCTGTAAAACATTGGCCTCTGCCTGCCGTTCGCGTTCCGCGACCGCTTGCTCTTTCTTGGAGAGTTCGGTCCCGATCTGGGTCATGCGGACGCCCTTCTGGACAAAGGCCAGGATGTCCTCCTTAGCGAAATCGCTAAGTTTGTAATCCTTGCCCTTGATTTTCAGGGGCGAGTCCATACCCAGATATTTCAGGACTGCCTCGGTAGTCTTTTCTGCCTCTGTCTTCTCTACCGCAGTCTCTTTCTTCTCTGCTTCCGGCTCTTTCTTTTCCTCTTCGGCGTCCTCCGACTTGTCCTCCTCGGACTCCTCCTGGTCTGGACTTTCCTTTTCGGGGGGAGTGTTTAGCTCCTTGTCCTCTCCTAAGTCCTCCAGGGTGATTTCCTCGGTGGGGTCGGCGTCTGCCGTTTCGTCCTTGTCATCCGGGACGAAATCGTCTGTCAAATTCTTAGGCATAATTAAAAACTCCGTGTAACGTCGCCGTCGCGCGCCTTCCCGGTTGCCTTACTGGGCCGGGGGAGCGGGTTCATTGGCGATTGGTTGCGCTGCCGCCGGGCCACCGGGTCCGGCAGCGGGTTGCGGCGGTTTTATCCGCGCCACCGTCTCGTCGATGTGTGTATTCAACGCCTTTTGCTGATTCGGCGTATAAGAGTCGAATTTCGGACTCAACCGGTCCCGAAGGTGGAACTTCAGGTGGGCCAGCGTGTCGTCCAGCGCGTATATCCATGCCACCGTCGAGGCCGGGTCGATATTCGGGTCATTCTCGATAATGGCGTTCTCTCGCATGGCCCGCTTCTCGTGGAGAAGCGAGTCCGAAAAGAGTTTCTTGACCTCCCCGAGTTCGATGAGTTCGAGGACGGTCTTGGGGTCGCTAATAATCTTGGAATCCCACAATTTCTGGATGTAGTCGATACGGAGTGCCCGGGAGCGGGGGAGCCCGGTCTTGGAACTGACCTTGACATCCGTGTTGCCCCGAAGGTCGGACCCGCGGAACTTGATGGCCCCCTCAATGCTGTTCTTTCCGCAGACCTTGATGAGTCGCCCCACCGTGTACTTCTCCTGCACTATCCGCAGGGCCAGACTCCAGGCGTCCGAGAAAACCGCGTCCATGTCGGTAATCATCGGGTCGAGAACCTGGTCGTCCTGCTCCAAGAGGACGTTGACCAACGCCCCGGAAGCGTGACTCGCCCGGTTCGGGAGCCGCCCGAAGGACGCCTCGTGGACGCCCGCGACCATCTCGAACTCGCGCTCCAGCTCCGTCCCGTTCTGGATGACCCATGGCGGCATCGCGTCCATCCGTAGTTGCTGGGGAACGCCCGCGTTCATGTTGTAGTCAATAAAAATAGCCCCCGACTTGTCATCAATTAGGTGTTCTTTGTTCACCATGCCGTCGAAGGCACCGAGAATCCGAATCTGACTCGCCCGTTGTTCGGCCTGGGAAACGATGGACTTGTGCCTGTTGTACGCCCGCTGTACGGGAACCAGGTCCTTCAACGCCCCGTCGTTATAAACGACGCCCTTCTCGTAGTGATTGATGGGGACAAGTCGGTCCTCGTGGAAGAAAACCGGGATTTCCCCGTAGGTGTTCTCCCGGCTCTCCAGCACCTTGTCCGCCGCCGTGATGACGTATATCTTCGGCGTCCAGAAATGCTTTTTGATGACCAGTTTTCCAGTGATCTTCTCGTTGTCCGAGGACTGACTGAACTGGAAGTCCTCGGCCCCGGAGTTATCGAGAGAGAGCATGGTGTCGTGGACGTTCGACTTCTCGTTGAGCGAACCTTCTTCCAGCCCGTATTCATCTTCGATTGCGTCGGCCTCGACCTCTTCGCCGTACTCGAACCACCGCCACTTGTTCCGGTCGAAACGCAACGGGTCCACGCGGCAGTTGAACGGGGACAGCACTTCCATCCCGATGTCCCCCGGCTCCGTGATGGTACTGAACCTGTCGCCGACGGGTTCGCCCCCATCGTCCAAGACGGGTTCCTGCTGACGGGCGACAATCCCGGAGTCCTCGGAGTTCCAGAAGACCCGGAGATACGCCCGGTTCGTCAGGATGAACCAGGCGTTGAACGACCGCCGGAGTGACGAGAAGTGAAGTTTATCCGACAGGAACTCCAGCACCTTGTCTCCGACATCGGCGGCCTGGGTGTCTTCGTATTCGTCGGTGTTCGGGACGACCCCCATGTTCGCCGAGGTCTGCGTCAGTTTCGCCAGCATCGTCCGGGCGAAGGACCGCATCCGGTTGAAGACGAGTTTCCTTTTCCGCTTTATCTGGACAGGTTGGAGAGTCTTGGAGCCCTTGGCATAGTCATAGTATTGGTATCCGCTGACCCATGCGAGAATTTTTTTCCATCTAGGAAACCGCATCGTAACATCAGGATGCTCGTCAAATATGGTGTTGATCTTCTCGAGGAGGTAAGCCTCTTCCTCAGCGTTGAGTTTCTTCCCGTCGGTAATCTTGGTTTCAATGGTCCGAAGGTTCATTTATCCTACCCCTTAATAGTCGTCGTTCGGGTCGTCCTCTTCCTCGCTTTCCTTCTTGGCCTCTTTCCGCTCGACCCGGGCCTCTTCCCTGACGGCCTCGACTTCCGCAACGTCCTTCTTGAACTTTGTCTCGTAGTACTGGAACTCGGGTAGATTCTTTGCCATGAGTCGATTGAGGAGTTGGCCGCGTTCCTTGCGGTGGAACACCTCGCTCACGACGTAGAGGGCGATAAGGGCAATAACGATGTATTCGGTCACGTGTTTCCTCCCTTAGTACAAATGGTCTACATCTTCAGACAAAAGGAATTGCCCCGGGCTCACGACCCCGGGCATCTTGTCCCAATCCTCCCGCTCCCGTTCCTCGGCCGTCTTCTTCAGGTGGTCGGGAACCACGAGCAGTTTCGGCGGGTCCGTCGCCGCCGGGAAAACGACGACATCCAAGATGTACGCCAGGGCGTCGATGATGTTGTCCCGCTGGGACTTGTCGAACCGGATGAGTTCATCCCGCAGGTCCGCCATCCCGTTCGGAGCAAACAACACCAGCCCCTTCTCGACCCAGCCCGAGAGGTTTCCTATCCTCAGCCCCTTCGGGCGGGAGTGGTGCTGAAGTTCGACCAGCCGATACGGTATCCGAGCGGCGTACTCAAGCAGGGCCTTCGGCACCTTCCCCATCCTGACCATCTGGCCCAGGATGAACGGGAGCAAGTCCCGCACGAGTCCGAATTTGTGGCTCTCTATCCCGATTAGTCCGGGCTGATACGCCAGGGCCGTTTCGATAATCCACTCTATCGCCTGGTGGTCGGTCAGTCGCTTCCGAGCCGCGTGCCGGACATACAGCATCTTATCGACCCCGGCGTCAACAACGACCATCCCACTTTCGTCGTTGTCCTTGTTGTCCGTCCCGGCGAAGTCAATGAGCTGGTATGTCGCCCTCTGCGGGGGCAGGACGCTCCAGTTCTTGAACCAGGCGGGCTTGAACTTCGTCGCCGATAACGCCAGCGGGTCGTTCAGGTACTGACCGCCGAATCGGTCCCCCTGCTCCTCCTTGATCTCGTGAAGCTTCTTCTCGGAGAACAGGGTCGGGAACGTCGAGCCCTTTTCGTTTACCGGGTCGGCCCAGCAGGAGGCGTGGAACAGATGCCACTTCCCTGTGTGCCACTCGAAGTACGGCTCTTCCTGATACCGCTTGAAGTTCGCCTCCGGGATCTTCAGGAACCGCTCCATCAAATCGCCGTAGAGGTCGTCGAACGCCCACCGGGTGCCGGGGATGAACTCCACCGACTTCGGCATCTTCAGCGACTGCCCCAGCCGCCAGAAGTCCTTGACCTTCACGATCTGGTCGGAGGTGGCCGAGTTCTCGCGGTTCACCAAGTCGTCGTTGATGAGTCCGCCCGAGTAGTGCCGGGAAACCAGGTTCCCTTCGGCTGACCCCGTTTCTATCTTCGTCCCGCCAAGGTCTATCTCGCTCTGCGTCCAGCGGCGGGCCTCCGTCGCCGGATTCTCGGGGATAACATCCGAGAAAATCTTGCGGAGCAAGTCGTTGTACTGGAGGTTGTACTGAATCTTCGCCAGGAATTCCAGGCTGTTCGGGAGCGTGGCGTTGTTGATGATGAACTGCTCTTGCCGCCCGCTCACCAGGTTCTGCAACAGCCGCTGCGTCAGCCACCCGACCGTGATGCAATACGACTTGACCCATCCTCGCGGGAGAAGGATGAGTAGGATATTCCCGGGCTGGGCGTACTTCGTTATGAAGTCACAGAGTCGCTTATGAGTCGGCGGGTAGAGGTGCTTATACCCGGGCGTCGGGTCGTCGAGTGTCGATAGCACGAGACGACACAGGAAAAAAAGGTCAGTTAAACAACGCTCCCGCCAAAATGACGGGTCGCGGAGTTTAGTTTGAACATCGTTCACGTGCTTATTGGAATATCCGCCCCCGGAGTGCGGCGATTATCGACCGCCGCTTCTTGGGGTCCTTCTCGGCGTTGGCCTTCTTCAAGAACGCCTCCCGGGAGGTCATCTTGTCCGGCACGTTCGGCTTCTTCTCGAACTGTTTGAGGTTGTCCGCTATCTTCTTGACCTGTTCCTTCGGCTTCCCTTCCTTCGGCAATGAGGTTTCGGGGTTCGTTACCTTTTCGTCCATTATTCTCTCCGTTTTCGTCCAGTCGTTGAATTTCCTCGACAGTCACGGCCCCGCAGTCAATCAGCCCCCGGGCCATGTCGTAGTTAACATTGATTACTAGGGTTCGCTGTTCCGAAACATGTTTTTCGGGGCTGTAGTCACCCCGAACTTTGAACGCTTTGTCGAGATACAGGCCCCTCGTGAAGTAATCCGGGGCCTGGTCTTGTAGCACCGTCCCGTCTTTCGACCGCTTTGTGGGGTAGGTCGCCTCAAGCCCCTCTCGAATCTTCGAGGACAGGTACTCGTCATCTATCCCGGCCTTCGCCATCGCCGTCTGAAGCGCGGTCAGGACCGAGGGTTCCCGCAGAAGGGCCGACCCCTCACTCGCGTGGGCGAAACCCGCCCGCAGGGCCGACTGACCAACTCCCAACCCGTCCACTAGGTTCTTGACGAACTTCTTGCGTCGAACGCTGGTCTTCGGCTTACGGACTCGTTTCACTCCTGCCATAGTTATTTTCCAGCGATTAATCCGCCAACGAACGAGATAGGCGGACCGTATTTTCCTACCGCCACCCAGAACTTGTTGAGTTTGATGGTGTGGACGTATTCCGAGCAGAGGTTTTCGAGTGCGATGATGCGCTTGTTCTTGATTCCAATCGTGACGAGCCGGGCATCGGAGATAGCCTGGAGGGCGTTGAACTTCATCTGCCACGCCGCGTCGAGGCTAAACATATCCGCCTTGTGGCTTTGGGCGAGCGAGAACTTCCCCGCCTCGAGGGCGGCGATGACCTGTTTCGCCTCTGCCAGTGCCTGAGCCGCGTTGCCGGATCCCTCGCTCTCGGCCATCTTTCGCTTGAGTTCGGTTATCTCGGCGTCTTTCGCCTTCTCCGCCGGAGTGGGCTTGCCGACGTTCGCCAGCAGGGCGGCGATCTTCGCGGTCTTTACGGCGATGACGGCGTTCTGCTCTGCTTCGATGGCGTCCCGTATCTGGTCGTCCGCCGCGTCAACCCTCTTGGCCTCTGCGGCCTCGGCCCTCGCCTTCACGAGTGCGGCACTAGAGCGGAAGGAGCGGTCAAGGAAAATCAGGCCGAATAGAATCAGTGCGACAATGAGAATATACGGGAGATACTTTTTCATCATGGATTGAACCTCTGAGAATCAGGCGAAAACCCACCGCGGCGTATCTACGCGGGACGAACCCGCTGTGCCTGTTGCCGCCCCGCCTAGTTTTGGCTAGGCCACTTCCCTGTTTTGGAGGATTGATTAAGCATCAATCACCTCCGTTGATTGTCTAGTTGCGGGGGCCGGAATCGGACCGGCGTGTGTAGGGTATGAGCCTACCGACTGACCACTAGTCTACCCCGCGGTATGGGGCGGGCATTATCTCAGGACCAACCCTTTCGCCTAGCCCGCCATCGTGTGTATAAATGTCATCACTTATTCCTGAGTGCCGACA